AACCCGGCTGGGCGAGATGGATGAGGATGAGTTCGCCCAAGTGGAGCAGCAGATGAGAAGCGAATAGCTATTGATAAGAAGTAATATCATAACCTATTAATAACGGGATAGGTTCAGAAAACAGTCATTTAATGAATCTAATTAGCGCCATTAAAAACGCAGTATAAGCATAGTTATATTGCATTATCGCAGGAGGGATTATGGATAGCATGAACCTATTTAAGTTGGATGTAGTTGAGTACCTCGGCAAGATAGAGGCCAAGTGCAAGCGGTGGAATGTACCGATGAATAAGCTCACACTAATTATGAGAGACCCCGACCGGGCCGACATGTTCGTAGTGCTGACCAACGAAACACCAGAGGGGGTGAAGGTAGCAGCAGGCTTGGCGGTAGGGGAGGGGGGGGTAATCCAGAGAGAGAGGAGAGGAAGAGAAGAAGATAGTAGGGAATAGGTATAGTAAAGGGGGGAGAACAACACATCAGAACAGATAACAATAGAACAGAAGACAACACAATAGAACATAAGACACTACATCAAGAACATAACACAACATAATACATCATACCTACACTTGCGTAATTTTAGTTCTAGAAAAGGGGGGGGGTAATGGTAGTTAGTATCCAAGCGGGCAACAGTGACAACGGGCTTACACAACAGAAATGGTCGGAGTTTGTCGCCTATCTCAACAAGGTGATTGAGGGCTATCAGACGGCGCGTCACTTTTTCGGCGGATCCATCACCTGGGCAGAATGGCAGAATGTATGTTGGGTGGTAGAGATTGACGAGGAGTATCTTGCCCCGCTGAAGCATGAACTTAAACGCGGGCGTTCTGTTTATCAACAGGATTCGGTATGCGTGTTTGCGGGTGTAGCAGAGTTTGTATAGGTAACACTTGCGTAATTTATAAATCAAAACAGGGGGGTCAAATGAATATCACATTAGGGCAGATTGCATTCGAGGCATACAGCAAGGCTATGGGGGGCAAGACTTATGACGGTAAGAATATTCCGCATTGGAACGACCTTAGCGCCCAGGTGCAGAAGGGTTGGACTGCTGCTGCTCGTGCTGTGTCTGGCATGGGCGGCGCGTATATTGGTGGGTCGGTGAATGTCACCGGCGATTTTATTGGGCGTGACAAGAAGGGGTGAGCAAATGGATACAGTGGAGATGTGGGCAAACTATGAAGTAATGGCGAAACTGTTGGACGCAAACAAGGTAGAGCACAAAATGTACTTGCTAGAGCTTGCCTTAAAGATACGGGCATTTGAGATGCAAGAGGTCATGTTGATAGAGGTGCGTAAGCAGACGAGTGCATTGGAAGAGATAGCAAAAAAGGGGGGGTCAAATGCCTAAGTATATCTATGTCAGTGGGGAAACATTCTATCTCATCAACGAATTGCCGGGCGATGATCCTATCGGGGCCAGCTATGAGGCTATGCATCGCGATGCCTTCGGCCATGCGGGGGGCCAGCCGTGCAAGGTGGGCGGCAGCTACAGCAAGCACTTCGCGGTGACGGGGTTGTTCGTGTTGGCAGGGTAGGTAGAGAGGCGGTAGGGTGTAGACCTTATCGCCCAGAAAGAAGGGACTATGACAGAGCACAGAATACGGGATATGGAGGAAGTGATCGCGGCGGCTATGGTGGAGCATGGCAAAGAAATGGATAGGATAGCAGCGCGGTTATTGGCACGTCCGTCAAAGACCGCTGTATTTCCTAGTTTTTATATGCAGGCAAATCCGTCTATCCCTCCGGGCGAAATTCATTTCCAGCAGTACGGTGTGACGATTGGCATAATAAATAACATAGGGAGTACAGAATGACAGAGCGGCAGACGTGGGCGGTGATTGCGTTATTGGCTTGTGTGTTCGTGGGGAGTGCGGTGTATTTGGGGGTGGATCTCCCTGCGGTGGGTCGTGCGGTGTTGTGGCTGGTCGATGTGTTCAACCGTCTGACCAGTATGATGTGAGGTGGGCAGTGACCTATGGGGAGTATCAGCAGTACCTGTCTGATGGGGGGTGGCAGGCCATGAGCACGCATAACGCACAGATAGCCAAGCTAACGCAGGAAATCAACGCCTTGGCCGAACGGGTGACGGCGTTGGAAGATGACCGTTTTATGCAGCGGGTGCTTGGGTGGCTTGTGCTTGCGGTGGTGGGGGCGGCGTTTGTTCTGGCAATGACGGGGGTTCCATGATTGTATCAATTCAGGCGTTAGATTGGGGCATGTACGCGGAGCAGGTAAGCCGTGATACTGATTTTCAACTAACAATAGGCTGGGTGCATGGGGAGGTGATTAAGGAGACAGCCGACCTTATCGTCATTGCCCATCAGGTGTTTGAGGCGGGGGACGTGCGGCATGTGGTGGTCATTCCGAAGGTGTGCATCTTGTCACGCGTCACACACTAAACAGAAAGCCCGCTAGTCGCCTGAACCGGAGCGGGCTTTCAATCCTTTGAACATGGAGGAATTGGTGAGCCGTTATTGTACCATGAAGGGGGAATGATGGAAGACGAAAAACGGGGAAAGAAATTTGCTTTAGTCTTATCAGATAGCGAATGGGAGAAGCTAAAGCATTTAGCCGCAGAGTTGGAAGTCAAACCTGTGCATGTAATTAGGCAGTTAATACAGAGCGCGACAATTAGTCAAGTTGTAGTTTCAAGAGCCACGGCGAGATTAGAACCGAATCCAGTGCCGATCATCAAGGCCAAAGTTATAGAAGCGTTTCGAGAGTATGGCCCTATGTCACTGATGAAGTGCGCGGCAATCATTGAGGTACACCCGCATAAGATACGGAAAATTGTGGAGCCTCCGCTTTTTCGTATAGAAAGCATTGAGAAGACGGGGAGGCATCCTAAAGTAATCTGGACATTAAACAATGTTTGATGCGGTAGAACAAGCGCGCTTACTTCGCTTGTTGTGGGCAGAGGCAGGCTACACACCGACCCAAGGCTATTGGCCCATCACCGACTTGGAGGGCAACGAGCGCACCGTGAGCCGGGGCCAGCAGGAAATACACGACTGCCCTAATCGCCTGATCATGGTGACGGGTGGCGTGCGTGCGGGTAAGTCGCAGTTCCTGGCTATGGAACTATTGCGCCATGTGTTCCGGCCAAACGGTTTGATTTGGTTGGTTGGTCCTGACTACTGGCAAGCGCGCCAAGAGTTTGACTATATGTATGGGCCGCTCAAGGCTATGGGCCTCATTGAGAAGGAGTCTATCCCAGAGAAGGGGGCCAGAACCTTTACCACCCTATGGAGTTGCCGTGTCGAAACCAAGAGCGCGCAGGATCTAGCGACGATTGCCAGTGCTGCGCCTCATGTGTTGGCCGGGGTGGAGATGGGCCAACAACCCTACGCCAGTTACGAGAAGCTACAGGAACGGGCCTTGCAACATAGGGCGCGCATCTTCATGACTGGCACGTTGGAGGATGCGCAACCCTGGTATGCGGACCTGTGGGAACGATGGCAGGGGGACAACCCAGAGGGCGGCAGGAGCTTTAGTTTACCGAGTTGGAGCAATAGCCGATGGTTCCCCGGCGGGCGCGATGACATCGCCATCAAAGAATTAGAGGCGGGCATCTCGCCAGAACTATTCTTACAGCGTGTGGCCGCCATTCCCTATAAGCCGAGTGGCCTTGTCTTTAAACTGTTCGACGCCAAAACCCATGTACGTCCTTTGGCCTATGACCCGGCCCTGCCCATAGAACTTGCCATCGATCCGGCGCAACACACCTATGCCGTGCTTGCCGTGCAGTGGGTATCTATCCCCAATATGTTCACCACGAACGCCAAAGGGCATAGGGTACCGCTGACAGAGGTGCGGGTAGTGGATGAGGTATACGAGCACGATACAACCGCCTATGATGTCATTCCCCTGGTACAAGCCAAGCCGTGGTATAAGCAGATCAAGCAAGGCGTTATTGATATAGCAGGCAGCCAACGCCACGCCAACAAATCGCAGATCCAAATATGGCGGGAAGAAACAGGCATTCAACTACACGGGCGAAAGGTGAGTATACCGGAGGGTATAGAAGTAGTTCGGTATCGCCTTCGCCATCACCCAGACGCCAAGCAACCGCTCTTATACTTTGATTATCGCTTGCGCAATAGTAGGGACGTACAGGGCAGGGCGAACGGGATACTCGCAGAGATGGGCCTATACAAGTGGCCGCAGTGGTCAGAGGGCATGAGCCAACCTAATCGCCCCATTGACGCCAACAACGACGCAAGCAAAGCGCTAGGCTATTGGCTCCATGATAAGTTCGGCGGCGTGATGGAGCGACGCAAGAGTGAGAAGCGCACAGAAATAAGGGGTTACTTGTGATAAACGATCAGCTTTGGCTTGGGTTGTATCGGTTGGCGTCTCACCTATTGACGACGATGCCAAACTTTGATACACTGGAAGGCGACGAGCGGCGACAAATGGTACTGCTCAAGGCGTCACTTGTACAGTTTGTCAGGGTGACGGAAGACAAATACAGGCTACCGCACACGATACAGACCAAGGCAGAGCGGCGGCATAGACAACTAGCCTAGCGGTGATTACCAGCGGGTGAGGATTAAGATCCTCACCCGCTTTTTTTATTGGGCCAAATATGAAGACACTTACGATAGAAGACATTCGAGGACGTATCGGGCATACCGAGCAGGCGCGCAGCCAGTACAACACCATGGCGGCCAAGTGGGAAAAGATGTGGTTGCTCGATGCGGGCTTCTCTAAAACGCTGACGCAATCCATAGAGAAGGACGGGCGCGAGCAGTCCACGACCGCTGATCCTTTCAATGTGGTGCTACTTGCCCAGAGACTTATCGCCACACAGCCGAAGATTGATTGCCCGCCGCGTGACAATACCGAGGACAGCGCCAGACAAGCGCAGAACAAAGAACAATTCTTGGCGGCCATGTGGCAGCAGATAGCAAAACTGCAAGGTCGTAACACCTTGTTCGATGCGTCTTGGATGTCCCTTGTCCGTGGGCGCCTGGTCTTTGAAGTGAAGTGGATTAAGGACGCGCTACCGAAAAAGCTACAGGAAAAGCGCTTTCCGATCAGCATTCGTGTGCTTGACCCAACTTCCTGTGGTGTGCATCGCGGGCCATTGTACGTAGAATATGCGTTCCAAAAGAGCACAGAGAAGGTGCTGAACGCCAAACAACTCTTCCCGAAACTATCCCTCTGGGACAAATCGGAGTGGAAAGAAGAGCATAACGAAGTTTGTGTTACGGATTTCTGGTGGATTGATACGGACACCGGCGACATTTGGAACGCTGTATTGGTGGAAGATGAATTCGGCAAGAAACCGAAAAAGACCAACTACGAATTTATTCCCCTGATCGAAGTGTACGGCGACAGCGCGCCCACAAAGGAAGAGGCGTATAGGGGTTTGAGTATCCTCTATGCGCTCGATGGCCCTTGGCAAGCTAAGTGCAGGCTGCAAAGTAATCTGATGACCGGCGTCCTCTGGGCGACGTGGCCCTTCTTCACCGTGGAAAATGAAGAAGGTGTAGAGGTTCCAGACTTCAAGGTACGGCCAGGCGCAACCGAGCACGTACCAGCCGGCACACGCATTAACCAAGTCATGCCGCAAGTTAACCTAAACATCATTGAAACCAACCTCGCCAAGCTGGATGAGTCCATGCAGCAAAGCGCATTCCCCGCCGTGCTCTACGGCGACGCGGGCAGTATGCAAAGCGGTTACGGGATCTCCATGCTAGGCGATGCGGCGCGAGGGCGCATTAAAAGCTTCCTCGAATACCTTGAGCTTGGCGTGATGATGGTCAATGAAGCCGTCATGAGTCTGATCGAAGCGATGGACGATGACGATGAGGGCATTGACATCTGGGGGAAGAACGCCAAAGACAACAAGCTGTATAAGCTCAACCTCAAAGGTAAAGACCTCGACGGCTACTATGAAAACATGGTGACGTTGCGTCCATCGCTACCACAGGACGACTTACAGCGGATGGCGTTTGGCTTGCAGATGGTCAACAGCGGCAACCTCAGTCGCCAGACTTTCTGGGACAAGTGGGTTCCGGTCGATATGCCAGTAGATGAACAAGATCGGATATGGCAAGAAAAGTTATTAGAAAGCGAAGCCCTCGCTCAGAACATTCAATTGGTCAAACTGGTAGAGTTGCGGCCAAACACTTGGGAAATGATTATCAAAGGCACGCCACTGGAAGAGATAGCGAACCGGATGTTTGGACCAAAGGAGCCACCACAACCACCGCCCGGGGCGATGGGGCCACCGATGCCACCGGGAATGATGCCGCCAGGTATGCCTCCGATGGTACCTGGCGGCCCACCTCCTGGGATGATGCCCCCAGGGATGCCACCGCCACAGGGTGGGCCGCTCCCACTACAACCGCCAGCGATCCCTATGCCGATGGGCGGGGGGATTCCCGCGGCGATGCAGGGCCAGATTGAGCCGGAAATGATGGGCTTACCGCCAGCCGGTGACCCTGCCCTATTCGCGCAGATGATGGGGCAGCCCTTACCGCCTGGGGAGGAAATGAATTTGTTAGCGGGTCTACCGCAGGAAGGGTTATAAATGGCAACGAATCAGTATCCAACGAACAACGTAAGCAACACACTACGGCAGGCCAACGCCAGCACGAGCAGCCCGCGGACGGGGCCAACCTATGCGCAGCCAACAAATCAGTACATGAACAATACAGGAATGCAGCGCAACGGGCAGCCCTACAACAGCCCAAGTACCGTCACTCAGGGGCCAACCCAACGCACTTACGGCAATTCCCCGCTACAGTACAGTACTGATATGGGGATGCAGCAGCGCACCAGCAACCCTTATGGTAGCGACTATGGGCGGGGAGGCGCACCCGGCAGCACGCGCCCAGCGAATCAATATCAGCCCGACCCGTTACCGGGGAGCATTCCCAACAAGGACAGCCAGCCCTATTACAATCCGTCCTATCCGCAGTACAACCCGCAAGGTACCGGGCAACAGGCGCAGCCTAACCAGTTCAGCTACTACCAGGGGCTAGACCCAACCACGCTACAGAGCAATGCCGAGCGGGAAGCGGCCTTGCAATCGGTACAGGCGAACGTTCCTATCTGGCAATTGGGCCAGAACAGTTACCAGTATAGCCAGGATTTCAACGAAGCGCAACGCCGTTGGAATGAGCAGTTCAACTATCAGCAGGGCCTTGACCAATACAATATGGATTTGTCAGGCCGGCAACAAACGATGGCGGAATGGCAAGCCAGCCAAGCGGCCAACCAGTGGGCGCAAGATTTCAACCGGCAGACGGGTAACGATCAGTGGCAGCAGCAGTTCAGCCAACAACAATTTGGCTTGCAAGATTACCAGACGCGCGAGCAGTTGAACCAGTCCGCCCAACAGATGGCGCAACAGGCACAGTACCAGCAGGGGCAATTGGGCATTGGCAACCGTGAGCTTGACATCAGGGACCAGTACCAGCAGGGCCAGTTGAATCAGGGCAACCGACAGCTTGATATACAGCAGCAGCTTGGCCTTGGCAATCTGGACGTACAGCGCCAACAGAACGCTATCAACGAAGCCTACAACACTGGACGCCTGACAAACGAAGCGCGGCAGATCGCGCTTGCAGAGTTGGCGCAAGGGCAGAACTACGGCATTCAACAGGGCCAACTTGACATCAGCCGGGGCCAGTTGGGGGTAGCGCAACAGGCCAACCAGATTGACCAGATGTACAAGAGTGGGCAATTAGACCTTGGGCAGCGTAACGCGGCCTTGGCCGAGTTGACGCAGCAACAGACCTACGGCCTACAGATGGCGCAACTATCGTCACAGCAACAGGAACAGGCGCGGCGCTTTGGCTTGGACTTCTCGACGCAAGCGGCGTTACAGCAGTACCGCCAGCAAGAACTAATGCAGCAGGCGCAATTAGCACGGGAGCAGATGTCGGCGCAGCAGCAACAGGCTTTGCTTGCGGCGACAGGGCGAAACCAACGGGCCAACGTCCGTTGGATGCGCGCAAGTTAGTTGAAAAGTACTGAGGAAATGCTGAGGAAACACTGATGGGACTACCGGGCATGGGATGGTTGAGCGACCTATTAGGATGGGATGAGGAAGATCTGGGCGCGACTCCTCCCCAAGATATTGAAGCGATGCGGGCGCAACAGTACGCGCGGCAGTGGCGACAGGCCGTCGCGCCCAGCACAGCGACGGCGGGGCCACAACCGCAGAGCGACCCACTACAAACCGCGCTGCAACAATGGCAGAATGGGGGACAGGGGCCGATTACATCTGGGGGCAATCGACCAGTATTACCCATGCAAGGACCATTACGTCCAGGCGAAACGCGCCCAATGCGGCCTGTCGTGGGGCCGCCGATTGCTCCACCCGCCGCGCCAGTAGACCAGCCCGCGGCGAATCCGTGGTTGGCAGCCGTGGACGCGTGGCGACAAGGACCACCACAGCAACCGGCGTACAATCCCCTGAGCAGTGCCAACACAGGGCAGGCACCCAAGCCGACGACCGATATTAGCAGCTTGATCACCTATGATGTGAAACCGACCTTACCGCAGATAGGGACAGGCTACGACCAGCCCAACACCGGCGTAGGGCAGTTCAGCGCGCAGCAGACCCAAGCGCCCACGGTGGGCAGCCAGATAAAGCCCATGCAGGGGCCACAACCCTACAACCCTAGCGACTGGTTAAGCCGTCAGATCGGCAACTGGCAGAAGCCCATAGGCGAGGCAGCCGATACAGCGGGCGGTTTTATCAACGACTACGCCCGCAACGTTGGGGAGATTGGGCCGCTCGACGCAACCCGCGAGCTATTCGCAGGTACAGCGGGTTATGATAAAGCGATGGCTAATTACGCCACCCGCCAAAAGAACGCACAGAGCGGTTACATTGATGAAACGCCGGGATGGAATGGGGCATTAGATAATCCGATTGTTGGCAGTCTACTAAACAACCCTGTTACAGATACTATTTTGACGGGGCTAGATGTCTTCTCAGTTCCGCAAAAAGCTATTGAGCAATTAGAGATTCCCGGCAGTGGGAATTGGCTTGGCGGCAACAAAGAGAATGTGACAGTAGGGCAGGCAAGCGGGGCGGTAGGGCAAGCGCTAAATCAAACGCTAAACCCCTTCTGGGACGAGAATCCCCTTAAGATGTCCTATTGGGATTTAGCCAAAGATACCTTTGACGGTGGGCTAGAGAACTGGTTTGTTGGTGGTCCCAATGTTGCACGCGATATTATTTTCAATAGTTTAAGCGCATCGCAGCAGGTTAACGAGACAATTAAAAATCTACCCGCCGACTTGCGCACCCAGGCGAACATTGCATTAGTCAATCAGATCAGCGGGCCGGAACGTTTGCAAAGCACAATTGATACCATCCTAAATAAAGATGAACTTATATCGGGGATGGAACAGGCCGCACAGATTGCTTTGCAAAATGCGCAAGAGTTTGAGGCGATAGACGAAACGCAGAAGGCTAAAGACTATCGCCTGATGGCGGCGCAGTTTGGAGCGCGAGCCGATGAGTTGCGCAAGAAAAGCGCGGGCGATATTGTTGACGATTATGCTAATCCGTGGGCCGAATTGATTGGCGGGATTCTCTTTGACCCGACCAACCTGATCGGGCTTGGTGGTGGACAGGAAGCGATACAGGCGGCCAAGTCTGTATCGCTGATGAACTTGACACCAGACCAGGCGATTAAGGCACTCGACGGCGTACTCGACAATGCAACCAAGGCGGCGGTCGGCGGGGATGTAACGGGGTGGTGGGCTTACGCGAATCCGTTTGGGCGTGGCTTTGCCAAGGATTCACAGGCCAGTCTATCAACCGATACCCTTTGGCGTGCAGCGTCAAATATTATGGCCGATGTCACCAACAAAGAGCAGGCTAAGGCCGTATTGGATGTATGGACGAATGACCCGCGCCAGTTGGTGGAAGGGGTAGTACTTCCCGGCTCTACCGAAATTAGCAAGTGGGGGCCGGGGGTAGTCGCTAACAGTGAACTACTCAAGCAATACCCGATCCTTGTTAAGTCGCGTGATGCACTGCTAAACATGGCGAGTTTGACCGGTGACCCTGCTACCTTTAGCCCGCGCGAGTTCTTCGCCGAGTTGAACGAAGTGCTTTACAAACAGAGCCGCGAAGCAATGGGCATGACGCCCGCGTTGCCAGGGGGCGCGGTAGATTTCCGCGTTGTGCGTGCGCCTGATGGGACAAGCCTGATCGAGTACGTGGATAAGACGGGCAAGGTCATTAAAAAATCTGAAGCCATGTTGCCAGTAGAGGCGGCAAAGGAAGCGGCGCAGCTAAAGAAGGCAGCGGCGGGGGCAAAACCAGGCGGTGGACAAAACCCACTGGCCGCAACGTGGGGCTTACAGAAGGCCATCCTCAGTGATATGTACCTGGGCATGAGTCCGGGGTACTGGATTAAGAACGCCACGTCTGCGGCGGCCACTATGTTGACCGACAACACAATGACGCTACTTCCCACCAACGCGATCATGAATGATTTCATGACGAAGTTTGGCGGGATACTACCGACGACCAGAAGCGCGGAAGCCGCGAGTAACGCACTAGGGCAGGCGGCAGGGGAAGCCTTGGGCGGGATGCATTGGAGCGAGAAACTCTTTGGCAAGGATAACCCCTACGCCAAGATGATGAACAAGCTTTACAGCATTCCCTTTGGCGCAACTGACATAGCGGGCCGCGTGCCATTCGGGGAGCAAAACTTTGCCCTACGCGCCACCTATGTACCCTTTAAGCGGTACCTTACCAGTCAATGGGGCGACGCGGCAAAGGGCTTTGAGCAGACCCTAACGACCTTGGGCATTGATCCCAACCTTGCCAAGTCTCTCGCCAATACCGTTGCTGATGTGGGCGTGAACGGCAACAAGGCCCAAATGCAGCAGGTCATGAAGAAACTGACCACGGCGCAGGTTGTACCGTTCTCGCTGAAAGAGTTGGGCGTACCCGATGAACTGGTGAGCGCCGAGGGATGGGCCAAACTTAACACCGTATTGAGCGAGTCACTCCCCAACCAACTGGAAGAGGCGGCGGCCAAGGTAAGTGAAATTTTCGGCCAGGAGTTTAAGGCGGCGGGGCAACTGCTCAACAGCGCACCCCCACAACCGGGCCGCTATGTCTGGACCGAATTCGAGTCGGTACAGGACGGGGCCGATGTGGTAGACAGCATGGTCGACGCGGCCAAGCGCGCAGGGCTACCGGCTGACCAGATGCGCCAAGAAGCCCAAGGACTGATGAAACAAATCAGCGAGACAGAAGCGGCGCTATGGACCACACTACGCCAGGACTTGGCCGGGGCGACGGATTCAAGCAGTCTCAATGTCGCTATGGATCTGATGGCGAAGTGGTACGATTGGCGCACCACTGCCCGCGCCCAGGTGGACGCGCTGAGTAAGCAAGCCATTCAAGCTAATACCGCGGATGCTTGGGCGAAAAAGTTTGAAGGCACGCGCCAGATTTACGGCGGCTTTACTGACTTTTTCCAAAAGGCCACAGACGAGGCGCGCCAGAACCTAATGAAGCTTGAGCAGGGCGGCCAGGTCGAAGGCGGTTACGACTGGTGGAATGTCATCAAGCGCTATGCATCCTATGATGAAGCGGAAGTACGCACGGCCAGAACCGCAGGAATGGGCGTAGGCTCACCACAGGGCCAAGGTGACGTGTTTACGAAGGCACTGGACGCTAACCGCAAGTACGTAGATAAAAGCGTTGTAGAGCTTTTCAGCGCGTTCAGACAGTATCCGTCACAAACTACGCTCGACTTGATGGCCGATGGTATGCGCAAGATGGAAGAGCTTGGCGCAAAGGCGGCAGGGTTCCTTGCTGAGAAGCGAACCGAGATGCTACCCAAGAACGCAGACGCTTATTACAAACTCAGAAACCAGGTCTGGGCAGAGTTCTTTGATAATTCCGTTGTCCACAATAATGTGGTAAAACGATTAGTTGTGGCTAGTGGCGTGGCTGACATGGCAAAGGGCGCGCTCAAATGGAGTGACGAGTTTAGCGGCGGCGAGTTTCAATTGGTCGGCAAGATGGCCGATAACTTTTGGCAGGCGCGCAACACGGCAACCGGTGAGCTTGTGCGATTCGCTGATCCTGTGGCATTGCAGCAAGCCAAGAACGCGAATCAGATTGTAGTGTCGTCACTCCCCACTGTGCCATTGAACACGGTACAGGATTTCTACCGGGTGATTGGCGAGAACACCAACATTGTCGATAAGTTGATCGAGGAGTTGAACACCACAGCAGCAGCGGCAGGGGGATTGGTTCAAACGCCAGGGGTAACAGACTTCGGCGCAGGGATCGGGCAAGCGTTCGGGAAGATTATCGACGCCCTAGCGGGTGGACGCAGCAACAACCCCTACACCGTTGCCCCTACTGCTTCGGGGTGGAATCCTTGGGGCATTGCCGAGGCCGCCAAGCAAACCGACCTTTATAAGTTGGTGAGCGGCATTAATGGCAACTTGGGCGACTTGTTGGGCAAGAAAGCGCCAGAGGTGGGCGAGATGGCCCAGCACACCATTCGCACGCTGACCGATGCCGAGCGCAAGATTATACAGCGGCTACCTGAAATTCTCGCGGGCAAGCAAAACACCATGACACCGGCCCAACAGTTGCGGGTGTTGGACGCGCTTAACGACATGATGCCACAGTATGATAACGTGTTGGCCGGGGCCGTGCGCACCGGGGAGCAGATGGCAAACTATGCCATGCTGAACTATAACGACAAGCGCAACATTGACGTATGGGCCGCGGCGCTCATGCCCTATCATTACTTTTGGTCACGGTCGGCCAAGAACTGGATGGAGAGAGCCATACAGAAACCCGGCGTGGTCAACATGTATTACGAGTCACAGCGCGCCATCGAGATGGAAAACGAACAGAACAACGTACCCGAACATTTGCGCGGCACGATTCAGAATCCACTCAAGCAGGTGATGGGTGTTGGGCCTGATCGCCTACTCAACCCGCTACAGTTCATGCTACCTTTTGCCATGTACTTGGGCAGTGACTTCGTAAACCCTGACGAGGGACGGTCTGAGCTTGAAAAATGGATGATGACCATTAAGAAATACACACCGACCATGTATCCGATTGCCGACTACGCAACTAAGGCGATGCTCGATCAGACAGCGCCCCTACCAGGCGGCAAGCGGCGCACAGATGAATTCCAGTTGGGTGACGTGCTGCCACTGTACAAAATGGCGGGCTATGGCTATCAGGCGGCGACCGGTGACATGAGCATGAGCCAAGGGCCGCTTGGCTATGGCGACGAATACGACTATGGGCGCGCAGGGAAGCAGGTAGCATTGGCAGGACTGCGGGGAGATGTTAGCCCGCAAGATGCAATGTGGGGCAGTGACGTAGGCTATCAGCAGCAGACAGGGGCGCAACCCTTGCCAGAGCAGCAAGGCCAGGGTACAGAGGCTTGGCAACAGGGAGCGCAGGCGGCAGGGTGGGACAGGTTCATGAACCGCGCAGGCGCATTCCTCACCGGCGTACCAGGCTACAACCTCAGCCCAGAAGAGCAGCAAATGCGCGACATGAAGGCCGAGCGGGTGAAGCTTGGCTATAATGAAGTGAGCAACCCATACGGCAGCAAAGAGGCGGTCAACGCTTACACCAACATGCAGCCTGAACAGTTCGACGCTACCTTTAATTACGCGGTGCTCTATCCAAGCAGCGACACCACTAAGCGCCAACGGCCAGGCGAGGGGGCCGTTCAGACCGAATACTATAATCAGCATGGCGTGATCATGAATGACATGACACAGGCCGTTGCTAAGTTCCTGGTAGACAACCCTAACGCCACGTCGAAAGAACTCAACGATTTTAAAGCGCCCTATTGGGACAAGGTGGAAGAACTCAAAGCCAAGTATCCATCACTTCCCGCTAAGGAAGTGAAGCACTTAAACACCAAGTACATGAATCCGGTCGAACATGCGGCGGGCTTTGTACAATCCATCCTGAGCCACAAGCCAGCAGGACAGCCGACCTATCCAGGCAAAGACGCGACCGCCGAGGAAAAGAAAAAGTATTATCTCGACAAGGCCAAATGGGATATTGCGCGCCTTGACTACTATGATCGCCAGTTTACCCAACTGCTCAATCAGGATGACACCTATCCAGACCCGTGGAAGGAAGCGGCGCGCAAGATGGTCAAGGATATGTACTCATCTGAACTATTGCGCGGCTATGAGAACAGATATGCCGGGGATGTGGAAAAGGCATGGAGCGACCGCCAGTCATTTGTAGAAGAGGTAGGCGACGCCGAGCGGGTATTGAATACTAAGAACGTTGTAGACCGCGTAGGGCAGCAGGGCAGCGAATTACTGTCGCAATACTATGCGCTACCCAAGGGCAGTGAAGAGCGCAAACAGTTTAAGCAAGAGAACCCGCTTGTGCAGGCGGCGATCATGGCATCGTTCCAACCGCAGGAGTATGACGAGTTTGTCAAACGCTTTGGCCCTGACGCCTTTGCGATGGTATCAGGTGGCCCAAAGCACCCAGGCGACGGGGCTACAGAAGCGCAACTACAGCAATACTACGCGGCGGCGGATGCCTACGCGCAGCAGTATCCTAACGCCGAGGCCGCCAAGTTGTGGCTCAATGGGCGGCGCTATGGGGCGGCAGAGGGTGAGGATAGCTACGGGGCAGCGTATGACGAGGCACTAAAAACCTTCCCAGGTATCTTTGATATTCTCAACAGCGTGCCACAGGGGAAAGACGCTTACGTTGCATGGCTGAAAGCCAATCCCGAAGAGTACATGTTGTACACCGGATATCGCGAATGGAAGAACGAATATAAAGAGGAAGACAAAGCAACCCAGGGACAGCAGACCACGCCAGAGGAAGAGGCGATCATACCCAACGCCAACGCAGGGCAGGGCTACACCGGGCCTCGACCGGTTGGCAGCGAACGGCAGGCGCTTGGCACGTTCGACCCATACGCAGGGTATGGGCCAGCCGAGGGTCCGATTGATGTTAATGCCTTGGGGTGGAAGTCGCAAGCGCAACCGGAACAACCCAACCAGTGGGCCAACCGCAATTGGGACAACCTCTTAAACCAACCCGCGGATAATGCTTGGACGCAACGGGCCAACGAATTGAATGCAGGCATACTAGGCGGTGAGGCTATCCCTAGCCAGATGAGCGCGACAGGCAGCACGCGCAAGGGTCCACCTACACAGCCAACCTTTTCGCCCTTACCTGGGCCGCAGCCACAGGCAGCCGCAACCGGCAGCGCAGACCTAAAGACCGCCAGAGACTACGCATCCATGAATGACAAATGGGTGAAGGGCGAAATGACCCGCCAAGAGTGGGCGGCCAGGCGGGGCAGCGTTAACGGGTACTTCGGCGCAGGTGGGGCCAAGATGTTTGACGAGTACTACAATCTCCCGAAAGGTCCACAGCGCGAAGAGTACCTAAAGAAGAACCCTGTCATGCGGGCGATCAACCTGTACGCCTACAACAGCAAGGAACTACAACCCGCGCTCAAGATGTTCGGGGATGACGCCTTGGGTAAGTGGGCCTTGACGCCTGCTTATGCGGACACGCCAGAGGCCAAGGCCGCGCGCAATGCCTACTATGACAAAAACCCTGTGGCCTTTGAGTTCGGCGCTTGGCTCACCGGCAGACCGGCCAACCGGAAGGAAGGCGAGACAGAAGGGGCGGAAGGGTTTAAATACAACTTCGGCGCAGACCACGCGCAGGCCAAAGAGTTGTTCGGGGAAAACATTTGGGAAGTCGTCTCGCAGTTCAAGCGCTCATGGAACGGCACCCAAAAGCGGATGTGGTACGAGAAGCACCCTGAGTATTTGGCTTGGCAATCGTGGTGGTATGGCAGCGAACAGCGCGAGTATAAAGGCGGCGGCATGGGTGGCTATGCTCCCTTCGGCGGCTACAACAAAGCCGAGCGCAAGACGCAAGTTAGAATCCAAGATGTCTACGGCCAGGGCATGAGCGGCGGCTTAGGTGAACCGGCACGCGTGGCAGGCTATCAGAATCCGTCAATGGACTGGATGCGGCAGGGCCAGGAGTTGAAGCCAGGGCGACAGGTGAAAGAGTGGTCACCTGAATGGATACGGGGAATTAAGAAGTAATAACCTTTGGGGTTATAGAAGTTGGGCCAGGGGCGAGCGAACTTTGCCGCCCGCTTGACTATTCGCACAATGGCGACCCCGCCGACAAATATTATAGCACAGATTACGGAAATAAAAAATCCGGCTGATGCATTCCTCCGAAGCGTGTGTCAAGATGCACGCCATGCACCAACCGGATACGCACTATAGTACATGAAATGAAAGGGGTGTCAAGATGGATTGGGACGAATACGAAAAGCAGACCGGCATTAAACGACCCGCCTGGATCGATGGCGTAGGCAACATCAACTATAGCTATGGCAAGAAAGACCCGGCACCACCTAAGCCGCTCACCGTCGAACAAACGGCGGGCCTCATGCCACAGGTGCAGCAACAGCGGATGACGGGCGATTTGATGCCGCAACCGGGAGCACAAGCCCTTTGGCGGCCAGGGTTGCGCGGATGGCGGCCAGGGTGGTAAACAATTTGTTGATCGAAATCAACAAATTGTTTATACCGGAAATAACCGGAAATAACCGGAAATAACCGGAAACAACTAGTTATTTCCGAAAGTGTAGATGAGAATTTGTCTCAACTACTTGACAGCGCCCTAGTGTTTTGATATGCTTACGGCATAAGTTAATAGTTTTCAGCCTAGCGGTTTAACTAGCGGGCGATCTCTTCGGAGGTCGCCCGCTTTTTTTTGTGCATTTTTAAGGAGTATGAACAGTGGCAAAGTTTATTGAGGAGTTGGGCGAAGGCTTTGACGAAGCTCCCGCAGTTCCAGAAGGGACAGGCGAGGGGGCAGACGTTGGGAGCATAGACCGACAGCCGCAAGATGAACATAAGTTGGATGTAGCGCGTAAAACCCTACCGGCAATTGTTGAGGATCTCGACACTAATCCCAAGTTTCGCGAGTGGAAAAGCAAGCTTGATCGGAGATACGAGCAGGAACGCAAGGAGAAAGAATCCCTGGCCGCCCGTCTCGCACAGTACGAGCAATCGCTTGACGCGCTCGCGACCAAAGACCTCGACGACACCGGGAAACTCGCCTACGAAAATCGCAAGTTGAAACAAGCCTTGCAGATGATCGAACAGGAAAAGCAGATTACCGAGGGGCGTCAACGGGTGTTTAACCGCATCCGGCAAAAGGCAGGAATGGCGATTCCTGATGAAGTCTTCGACGAGGCAACCGACGCCGATCACGCGTGGGAACTGGCAGTCGATTACATGCTCCAACGCAACACGCCACAGCAGAAGCAGGCAGCACGGGCTGAAAAGAAGGAGGCGAACCAAGTCTACTTGGGGAGCACCTCTACAACTATCGATGATTGGGAAGCGAAGGCGGCGCGTCTACTCAAGAACAAAGACGCGATTGGATACGCACGCCATATGTTAGAACGGAAGGAATAAATGGCTACAGGAACACGAACGACCTACACCGATACCGGCAATATCAAGCGTGGTATTGGTGATCTAATTCATATGATCGACTGGACGGAAGCACCTTTGCTCAACCGTCTGGGAACCGATAACGCTAAGAAGTTTCGCCTCCTCAATTGGCCTAACACCAAGGTCGAATGGGTAGAAGATACCATGTCACCCACTGCCAGCACGATCAGCGACAGCGGCGGCATCAGTGACAGCGATACCACGATGGGAGTGGCGGCAGGCACCGGCCAGTACTTTGCCGAGGGTGACATTCTCAAGATTGAGAGCGAATTGACCTATGTCTCGGCGCGCAGCACGGATAGTCTAACCATTGCGCGCGGGTTCGGCGGCAGCACCGCGGCCAGTCATGCGGACGGCACCGCTATTAGCCTGGTAACAAAGGCGCGCTTAGAAGGCGCGGACTATGACACCGGCCACACGACCACCGTGAGCGTACCCTACAACCACACGCAGATTTTGTCTGAGGCCGTGGTTATCACTGGCTCAGAGAAAATCAACCCCAAATACGGGATTAGCGACACTATGGCTTACAACCTGTCTAAGCTGATTGGCGGCGGGGATGGCGTGGGCAGCAAAGGGAAGGCCGGGAAACTGGCGATTCTCTTGGCGAAGAGCTTCTACTATGGCAAGCGGGCGGCAGGGAGTGCGACGACTGCCCGCGCGATGGGTGGCTTTAACCAGTATGTAACGACCAACGTCACCAACGCGGCAAGTGCTTCGCTTACTCTCAAGATGATTGAAGACAACATGCAACTCTGCTATGAAGCGGGCGGCAGTCCTGACACAATTGTCTGTGGTAGTTGGGGTCGGCGCAAGATTACCAACTTCTTTAAGGGCGCGATTCGCACCGAACGCAGCGAAGAGCGCGGCGGGTCAAGCATCACCACCATTACCACCGACTTCGGGGAACTCGAAGTTATGTATGACAAGTGGTGTCCGAGCAATGAACTGTACATCATTGAGCCGGATAGAATGGGCTGGTTGACTTTCCGTAACTTCGACCTGTACGACCGGGCCAGCACTGGTGACTATGATGTCAAAGAGGTGCTCGGTGAGTTTAGCTTTGTGCTCGTGAATGAAACCGCGCACGCGCGTATTCACACGTTCAGCACAACGAAATAAGGGGAGAAAACCTATGTGGTACAACTACCCTGAGTATTTAGAGAGTGGCGTAGCAGGCCAAAACCCAACCGAATGGTTTGGCGTGGACGCCGTGGACGGCGACGCGGGCGATTGGATTCAGGTCGGCGCGGGCAGTATGTATATGTACCGCGACCTGACCAACGATCTGATGCAATTACCGCTTGTCAAGATTAAGAACGAGAGTCTTGATAACGATTGGACGGGGTGGCAGGTCATTGGAGAGACGGTATCGTATACCGACTTCACCGATGGGGGCAGCACAAGTGGCACCTATACCAGTAAGGTCAGTATCCCCGCGGGGGCCTTGGCCTACAAAACTATCATCCAAGATGTGACCGGGTTCGCGGGTGACACGTCGGCGGCTTTGATTGTGGGCGATGGGACCGACACCGACCGCTACATGACAAGCACGCTCAATGTGTTTTCGACCGTGGCGGCCATCGACGGCGGCGCGGTGAGCGGCACGGCCATTCACACGGCGGCTAAGAACGTAGTGCTGACCATTACCTCCGGTTCCGATTGGGGATTAGTGACAGCCGGGACGCTCACGTTTAAGGTTATCTTTTTCCGGTAAGGGGGACTAAGTGAGAAAACTTCTCATTGCATTATCTATCTGCTTTATCCTCCTGGCAACGGGAGGGACAGCCTTAGCGCAGGGCGACGGCACCAATTGGATACAGATTGCACCAGAGAGTGACAACTAATGGAAGCAGCGGGCCAGTACAACACAAAGACGCTACAGGATGCAGCAGCGGCGACCGGGGACGGGACCGCCGTAGAATGTACCGAAGTAAGCGGCGGCGCTCACAAGTACCTCACGCTACAGGTGCAAGGCGTGAGTGGCGACACCATCACCTGGGAGGCTATGGTTGACGGTACCAACTGGAAGGGCTTGTTAGTCACGCCGTTGTCAACGGGGACAGCAGCCCTTACCGCCACTGCTGACGGGTTGTTTCGTGTGGATGTAACGGGGCTGATTCAGTTCCGCGCACGGTTGACGCGGGTAGGCGGGACGGTCACGGTAAGCGGCGTACTGACGGCGGTGTAAACATGCTCACAGAGGGCGGCGCGTACGCGTTTAAGAAGATGCAAACGGGGGCGACTGCAACCGGTGACGGTAACAGTATGACTCCGTTGACGGTCAATGGTGGCAGCTACGCGCTGTTAACTGCCCAGGTGGTGGGCATCTCCGGCGATACCATCACTTGGGAAGGGACCATTGACGAGGAACATTGGGAAGCACTGCCCGCGCTCAACGTGTCAACACGCGCCATTTCCACCACAGCAACGGCAGACGGGATATACCGGCTAGTTGTTACAAGCCTTGTGGCGGTAAAGGCGCGTGTCTCCACCTATAGCGCGGGTACAATCTGGGTTTATGGCCTACTGACCGCATCGGGAGAGCCGGGTTTTTTAGCTGAGGAGAGCGTGGTAACTGACCACGCTCTCCTTGATAACCTGGCATATGCCAGCAGCGGGCATACCGGCTTTGAGGCCAGCGGCACGGCAGCTGCGGCCATCAGTACGCACGTCGGGCTAAGTGACCCACACACGCAATACGCGCTAGAGTCGGCGCTTGGCACGATGGCAGCGGCGACCGAGACGGATTACCTGTTGGCGAGTGGGACGCGGACGGGGGCGAGTAGTCAGGCGCAGCCGTTCACGAATGGACTGGTAGTCGGCGGCGACCGCATTAAAACCGACCGATGGCTAAACAGCGATACCAATACGGTGCTTGGCATGAATGCGCTAGGGGCCGGAAACCTAGCGCATTCCTCCGGTACACAGGGGTGGTATAACGTCGCCATTGGTGATACAGCGCTACGCGCGTTGACGACGGGTGACCGCAATATGGCGGTCGGGTCTAGATCGTTATACTCATGCACGACTGGGATGAACAATGTCGCCATTGGTTTTGAAGCGCTTTTTTCTAACTCGACCGGGACGAACAATCTTGCCATTGGAACGCAAGCGTTAGGGACAAGCACTATCGGAGCATTTAATGTGGCGATTGGTGTGCCTGCTATGTATGTATCAACCGAGGCAAGCCAGTGCGTGGCGATTGGTGGAAACACGCTGCACGCCTTGACTACCGGAAGTTACCATGTGGCGATTGGGGCAGGGGCGCTGCAAAGCGTTGTCACCGCGTACAACAACACCGCTATTGGGTGGCGTGCGGGGTACGGGGCTACAGGCGGGAGTAATGTATTTATTGGGTATACAGCAGGTTATGTCGAAACAAATAGCAACCGCCTGCATATCGCTAATGACGAAACAAAAAGTTTACTGCTTGGCAAATTCGATACAAACTGTCTAGCCATCGGATTCACGGATCTATCTACTCCTACCGCTGCTATAGACTGTGCGCCAAGCACCACCACCCGCGCCAGTTTCCGCGCGCGTGCGGGAACAGCACCGACCACTCCTAATGATGGCGACCTGTGGAACGATGGCAACGCCTACGTGGTCATGGTCAACGGCACCAACGCTGTCAACACCGATGGCGGCTTATCGGTCTGGATGCAGAGCAGCACAACAGCGCGCAATGTGGGGCGCTTACTCTGGCAATACACGACCAAGACCGATGCCACGCGGGTAAGCGAAGGTAGCCTTACTGCCTACTACCAGAGCACAGAGCGCAAGGCGGTTCGGTGGAGCGCAGACAGTGGCGGGCCTACGCTTGGCTTTTACAATGGCGCACCCGTCGCGAAAGCCGCGGCATACACGCAGACCTACAGCACAGCCGACCGCACCCTGAGCACCTACACTGCTGACGATGAGAGCGGCGCTTACACCGGCATCGACAACGCGCAGGTCGGCACAGTATACGCACAACTGACAGACCTAAACGCCTTGCGCACAGCATACGAAAATTTGCGGGCATTCGTCGAGGACTTGGCCCAACACCATAACAGCCTGCTCGACGATATGCAGGCGCTTAATTTAGTGGGGTAATCATGAGAACACAAGACTACATCACCATTGTACGCCAGAAGAATAAGCAACTATGGGATGCTATCAATGAATTGGTGGCACTTCAACGGGAATGGAACGCGCTTGATTACGGCTCGACCTTGCCCGCAGGCGAAGGGGAGAATACCGGCGTTACTTCCGGCGAGGTGGGGGCTGTGGTCTTCGACACGACCAACGCCTTTGTCACGGTACTAGGTGCTGGTCATGCAACCAACATGGCGAAACTATTATGAAGTCACCATTACAACAAGCCTTTGAGCAGTGGCTTAAAGAGAACAACGCAGAGGTTGGCATACTCATCAAAGCACCTGTGAGCGGGGGTGTTCCCGTAGAAAATTTCTTACCGCCTGGGTGGACACCAACGATCATGATCGTTCCAAAGGAAGCCAAGCCGACAAATGGCGATAGCGCTTGAGCAAACCGTAACGGGCCTAGACACAGGCAGCGACATAACCCTTACCAGTTGGACACCCGCGGCCAACGAACTGGTACTACTGTTTGTCGCGCAACGCAACGAAGCGTTAGTGCCATCGGTGAGCGGGAACGGGCTTACCTGGGTATCTGTCGCCACAGTGGACGGCAACCAAGGCCAGAACGGGCTTGCTGTTTTCCGTGCGATGGGGGCCAGTCCAACAACGGGCAGCATTACTGTTACGAATGTTTCGGGCTTTGATGTGGCGGTGGCCTGTCGCTTTAGTGGTGTGGACATCAGCGGCACGAATGGCAGCGGGGCGATTGACGCCAGTGCGACGACCGCAGGGCCCGCCGTTGACGATGACGACGCGACGATCAGCGTCACATCACTGACCGATAACGCTTGGGCGGTCGGGGTGTTTACGCACAGAAGCGCGACATTCACAACGCCAGGTGGTCAGACCACTATATCGATTAACAACATCAACGGTAGCGCGGGCAATACGACCACTTGTTCAGTTGTACGGGTGGGGCCAGTCACGCCAGCCGGGGCCACAACCTTGGGCGGGACAAATAGCCTCAACGCGGCTAACGATTGGTGTGCGGTGGCGGTGGCAATCAAGCCCGCGGCGGCTAATCTCACCATCACCCCAGACGCCGCACAAGCCGCAAGCAGCGCAGTTGGGCCGACAATAGTACTTGGCTCCACATCGACCACGCCAAGCCCAGCACAAGCCGCCAGTGCAGCCACAGGGCCAACCGTGCAGTTAGGCAGTCTTGCCTTATCGCCCGCTGCTGCAATCGCCGTGAGCAGTGCAGTGATCGGCGGGGTGTTGGCGGGTGGCAATCTTACCGTCTCGGCATTGGCAGCGGTGGCGGTGAGCAGCGCAACACAAGGCGCGGTGATACAGGGTAGCATCAGCATTACACCCGTTGCGCCAGAGGCCGGAACCAACGCGCTGATCGGTGCAATCATCAACGTGATTTTGCTCTCTGGCTTGATTGCCGCGGCGGGCAGCGCGGCCAGTATCGGCAGTGTGAGCACAAGCGCGACCACCATATTTTTATCGTTACCGTCACGGCGGACTAGATTAAGTTTGAGGAGTAACTAATGGCTTCGGGATGGACAAACAAAGGGAAGGCCCACGTACTCGGAATTGTATTCCGTAACGTGGCAGAAAAAACTAACTACTATATTGCACTGGTGACTAGTGCGGCGGCACCCACGGCAGACACCAACACGCTATCACAGCTTACAGAGATTGCCAACGGCAACGGCTACACAACGGGCGGCTATCAACTGACAGCGGGCAGCACGGATTTCGACACGCTTACAGAAGATGACAGCGGCGACAAAGGAGCGGTGTTGCTGAAAGATATTGTATGGACGGCCAGCGGGGGCAGCATTCCCGGCTCTGGCAGTGGGGCGCGCTATGCCTGTCTCACCGATGACAACGGCACGGTAGGCAGCCGCGAGGTTTACGCCTGGTGGGACTTGACCAGTGACCGCACAGTGAGCACAGGCCAAACGCTC